AATCTGGTGAATGCAGCAAACTCATAATTTGCCTAAGGTGAGTTCGATCCTCACAAGAAGCATTGAGGTCAGTTCGCAGACTGTCCTCTTGACTTACACGGTCAAAACCCTTATACTACTAAGGTCAACAATCAAGACAATGACTATCACTTCTAAGTTTAAAAAGGACATTTCCACTCTCCGTTCCACCGTGAATGGTGATTTCTTCCTGGATGTAAAGAACCCAAAACTTTACAAGAAGGTACGTAAGTTCTATGAGAATGATGGTGTCACTTTTTCTGGTGATCCTCTTGATGATTATGATATTCTGATTGATTGTATTGCAGAAGATCTTGAAAAAATGGAGGTTGCATGAACGATCTAGATCCCACGTCTGTTAAGACAACTAAGACTACTGTTATTCATGAACGGTTTCCTTATCGTTTTGTTCAAAAGGGATATATTCAACTGAATGGTAAACCCGATTTTCGTTTACAAAAGGCAGACGGGCATACTAAAAAGTACTCTGACATCTATCTGTTTGATAATGGAGAGCAACTTCTTCTTGCCATTGAAGACAAAGAATACCCTAAGTGGCTTGACCCAGATGGTGTACCTTGTTATGTAAGGGACAGAGTTTCCAGATAGTAATAAATAGAACAGATTTGTATTTCGATTATGTCTAGTAGAAAAACATCAGATACTGGAGCATATATGTCTCAGTATGATCAGGAAGTAGAAACCAGACTTAAAGCTCTTGAGTCTGGTGTCAAGAAGGTTGGAGAAGAAGTTCAAAAAAAGAATTCTGCCCCTGCCGCTCCTGCTCCTGCTCCGGTTAGTGGTGATCTAGAAGCCAAAGTAGACTTGCTAATTAGTATTCTAAAACAGGCACCTGGTCTTAATATTGATAAACTGTCTAAAGGTAAACTCTGATATGAGTTTCTTGCTTCTCTAAAGAGCAAGTGGCGCGGCATGAACCCTATACAAGGAGGCCTTGACAAAGGCCTCCTTTTTTAATACAATACATAGAGGGATATTGTAATTATTCATATGAAGATTGGTTTTAATTGTAGTTCCTTTGACTTGTTTCATGCCGGACATGTGACAATGTTGAAGATGGAAAAAGAACTATGTGATTATCTTGTAGTTGCTCTTCAGGTTGATCCTACTATTGATAGACCTGGTATCAAAAACAAACCCACGCAGAGTGTGTACGAGAGATATGTACAACTCCAAGCTTGTAAGTATGTTGATGAGATTTTGGTGTATGAAACAGAGGATGATCTTATCAATCTAATCAAAACTCAAACACTCGACATTAGATTCTTGAGTGAAGAGTATAAGGATAGAGATTTCACAGGAAAACAATACTGCATTGATAATAATATCGAATTACATTATCATTTAAGACGACATAAGTATTCTTCGACTGAACTTAGGAATAGGGTTTATACTTTGGAGAATGCAAAAAGAACTGAATTAGTTCCGGGAGAAGTATTAGACCAATATTCACCAGAACTTCTTAACAAGTATGAGAAATCATGAGTATTTTAGTTACAGGTGGAGCAGGGTTTATTGGAAGTAATCTTCTTCATTACCTTGAACAGTTTGGTGAGGAAGTTATCTGTATGGATAAACTTTCTTATGCTGCAGATGAAACTAATCTCCCAGATTATGTAAAGTTTTATCGGACAGATATTGCTGATGAGGAATCAGTAAGAAATGTATTTGAAGAGGAGACTATTACAAAGGTCTTTCATCTTGCCGCAGAGAGTCATGTAGATAATTCAATTGAAGATTGTAAACCTTTCATTCATTCTAATATTACAGGTACTGTTAATCTTCTTCAGTGTGCATTAGAACATGAAGTAAGTAGATTTATGCATATCTCTACTGATGAGGTGTTTGGTTCTATTGCATACGGTTCCTTTAATGAGATATCACGGTATAGACCAAGGAATCCATACTCTGCATCTAAGGCTGCAAGTGATCATTTTGTAAATGCATACCACACTACATACGGATTGCCAACTATTATTACAAACTGTTCTAATAACTATGGCCCACGACAATACTATGAGAAGATGGTACCCAAAACTATTCTAAGTATTATGAATGACATCCCAGTTGATGTGTATGGTAGTGGGTTACAAATTCGGGACTGGATCTATGTTGATGATCATTGTAGTGCCCTTGTAGAACTTTCTAAGAGGGGTAGAGTGGGTCAGAGTTACAATGTTGGTGGTGAATGTGAGTTGAAAAACATTGAACTTGTTCATAGGATTGCTAGATTGATGAATAAAGAATTTGAAATTAACTTCGTCAAAGATAGACCAGGCCATGATCAAAGATATTCAACATCTAATGACAAGATCACAACTGAAACACCTTGGACTGTATCGACACATATCGATGAAGGTCTCCTAAAAACTATCAAATATTATTATGAACAGAATTGATACTCCTCTCAAGGATGCATTTGTTATCCAAGTAGATAAGTATAAAGATAATAGAGGGTTCTTTCTAGAGTCTTATAACTCTAAATCGTTCAAAGAAATTGGCTTAGATGTTGAGTTTGTTCAAGACAATCACTCTAACTCCTCTGTAAATGTCCTCAGAGGACTTCACTATCAGGTAGAGAAACCCCAAGGTAAACTTGTTCGGTGTATGTCTGGACGGATTCTGGATGTCATAGTAGACTTGAGAGAGTCCTCAGAGACTTTTGGTGAGTCGTATTCAATTGATTTGTGCTCACCCGAAGTCATGTTATGGGTTCCACCTGGGTTTGCACATGGGTTTTATTGTATGCTAGACAATTGTCACCTTGCATATAAAACTACTGACTATTACTACAAAGAGTACGATAGAACTCTTTTGTGGAATGATAAAGACCTTGGTATTCAATGGCCAACACCAACACCAATCCTTTCGGACAAAGATAAACTAGGTAAGACTATGAGTGAGTGTGAAAAGTATGACTGACCTTTCTTTATTTGGAGGAACTGGATATATTGGGTCAACATATGAACGAATGTATCCCGGTAACGTGATCATTCCTCGTGGTCAAAGACATTTTGACACCAAAAATGTGTTGTATTTTATTAGTACGACAACTAATCAGAATATCTTTCAGGATCTACAGGTTGATATTGATGTCAATCTAAAAATCTTTACTGAATTCTTATCACATTGTAAGAGAACTGATACTATAATCAACTTTGTAAGTTCAGGGTTTGTTTATGGTAATGATATTCTAGATGCAAAAGAAACTGACTGTTGTAATCCAACTGGGTTCTATTCTATTACTAAAAGATGTGCAGAACAACTTCTGATGTCTTATTGTGAGACCTTTGGTATCAAGTATCGTATCTTTAGGATTGGTAATGTCTTTGGTATTGATCCAACAGTATCACAAGGTAAGAATGTTCTAGGTTATATGATCCGTCGTTTGAAGAATGATGACTACATCGTATTGTATGATGGAGGTAACTACGTAAAAGACTATATGCATGTCGAAGATGTGTGTAGTGCAATGAACTTACTGATGGAAACATCATTTACGAATAACATCTATAACATTGGTACTGGTGTGTCTCGTTCGTTCAGAGAAGTTATCGAGTATGCAAAAGACTATGTTAAGAGTAGTAGTGAGTTGATTAGTACGGAGATGCCTGAGGATCAGAAGTATCTACAGATTAAAAACTTTACAATGAATGTAGATAAACTTTCATTCTATGGTCATATTCCAAACCTCACAATCGATACTGGAGTCGAAATGATGTGTAAAGCATATTGACTACAGAACAATTTTTGGTAAAATAAATAGTAAGTAACAAATTAAATGTATGTCTGAATTTAAGAAAACCGCACTGGTACTTGGTGCGGGTGGTTTTATTGGTAGTCATATGGTGAAGAGACTACGATCAGAGGGTTACTGGGTACGCGGTGTTGACCTAAAGAGACCGGAGTATTCTGACACTGAAGCAAACGAATTCATTCAAGGTGACTTGCGTGATAGAAGTTTTGTTCGTCGTTGTATTCGTACCACTG